ATTAGATTATATAGGCATTGAGCGTGCAGGTTATCAATTAGCATTAGTTCAAATGGCTAGAAGAGAGGGACTGCCGGTTGTAGAGTTAAAAGCAGATCGAGATAAGGTAAGTAGAGCTATGCCTTTATCTGCAAGAATGGAACAAGGTCAAGTTCACTTTATAGAGAACGCATTATGGTTTGATGAATTAGAAAGAGAGCTTTTACAATTCCCAGAGGGAGAACATGACGACCAAGTAGATAGTTTAGCTTATGCTATACTTGAAACACAGAGAAATAAAAAGTGGGTTGCTTACTAAACAAATCGAGATTTATAGACTACTATTCTACTGTAAGATTTAAAAGGATACAAATTGGCCGAGAGAAGAAAATTTAGCGACATAATCTTTGGTAGAAATAGCGAAGTCAAAAGAAACACAGGTAGCTTTTTCAGAGATGATCCCAATGAAAGCATTTGGGGAGCAACAAGTTTCATTCAAGGATACAATACAGTTGCAGGTGCTTGGGATACTAATGGATTAGGTAACGGAGAAAGTAACTCGGCAGTTACAGCTTGTCTTCAATTATTAGGACTATCATTTTCAGAAGCAACACTTGAAGTTTGTTATTACAACGAAGACGGAGAAAAAGAAGTCGTTCCAAACCACCCACTTGCACTTTTAATGAGGAGACCAAATCCTTTTATGTCCGGAGATATAGTTCAGCAGTATATAATTAATGCTTTACACGTTTCAGGAAATGCTTATCTTTTAAAGCAACACAATGAGAGTGGAGAATTAGTTGCATTATATCCTCTTATGCCGGATCAAGTTACACCAAAGGGAAATCAAAGCGAATTAATAACACATTATGTTTATGAGACAGAAAGTGGAAAAATTAAACTTGAAGCAAATGATGTCGTTCACTTTAAATTAGGATTAGATTCAGTCAACCATAAGCTAGGATCAAGTCCACTTAAAACTGTATTAAGAGAAATATATGGAGATGAATCAGCAGGACAAATGGCAACTGCTTTATTATCTAATATGGGAGTTCCAAGTGTCATGATTACACCTAAAGATGATTTTGGGCCAACACCGGAAGAAGCCGATCAGATTTCAAAAACTTATCAACAAAAAGTAAGTGGTAAGAATAAAGGCAAACCATTGGTAATGAGTGGAGCTATGAATGTTGAAAAACTATCTTTTAGTCCTAAAGATTTAGATATAGGACTTTTAAGACAAGTTCCAGAAGAAAGAATAAGTGCCGTGCTTGGTGTACCGGCTATCCTTGCAGGTCTTGGTGCAGGTTTAAAACATGCTACTTACTCTAACGCTAGAGAATTAAGAGAATTTTTTACAGAAAACAAACTAATTCCTTTATGGAGAATGGTTGGAGAAGAAATTACACAACAAATTTTATTAAGAGATTATACAGATAATCCTCTATTTGAAGCTAACTATAACTTTGGAGAAGTAAGAGCATTACAAACAGATCAAAACGAAATGTATGAAAGACTAAATGTCGGAGTACAAGGTGGTTGGATTACAGTTAAAGAAGCTAGACAACAAGCAGGTTTACCATTTGATGATGAAATGGAGTATTATATATTGCCAATTAATGTTCATCTACACTACAAAGGCATGGAAATGTCAAAACCACCTACTAATAGAGATGAGATAGAGACTGAAGAACCGGAATATACACCGGCAGTTGTCACAGAAGATGATGAAGAAAACTCTAAAGGTACAAAAGTTATTAAAAAAATAGAGGATCAATTTTGCGTAATAGCAGAAGATAGTGGAAAAAACATGGGTTGTTATCCAACACGAAAATTAGCTCAACAGAGACTCGATCAGATAAGCCGATATTCAAACAATCCTAAAAATGATTAGTGAAAGAGTAAAGAAAGCCCTCAAAAAAAAAGTAGAGGAACATAACGAAAAGCACGGAGATGATTCTAGGAAAAAAGTAACTCTTAGAATGTTAACTGCAGTTTTTAAAAGAGGCATTGGTGCTTATAATACAAATCCAAGTTCAGTAAGGCCCACAGTTACATCAGCAGATCAATGGGCATACGCTAGAGTAAATGCTTTTCTATATGCTTGTAGAACTTTAAAATTTAGAGGTGGCAAATTCGATTTAGATTTACTACCTAGTGCGCACCCTTTATCAAGTAAGAAATCACTAACCAAAGGTGTTTATGATGATATAAACTTTACAATTCCTAAAGGTGCAAAAGAAGAAGCTAAACGAGGTCTTGCTTGGAGAAAAGAATATGGTCGTGGTGGTACTTCAGTTGGTCTTTCATCAGCTAGATATATAGTAAATAACACAACTGTAAGTCCTCAAAAGGCTAGACATATTGCTAAATACTTCCCAAGACATGAGATCGATAAAAGAGCAGAGGGTTATTCAGTAGGAGAAGACGGTTATCCAAGTAATGGTCGAATCGCTTGGGCATTATGGGGTGGAAATGCCGGTAGAGATTGGAGTGCAAAACTTGTACGAGCTATGAACAAAAGAGATGATGAAGCTAAATTTTCAAGTGCAAGAGAGTTAATCGAAAGAAGAAATGCTTTAAGAGAAATTAAAAGAGAAGAAAGAGTAACTCGCTTTGAGAAAGCAGAAGTTAAAGAAGATATATGGAATGCTTATGATAAATTGCTTGGTAATTGGGATTATGTATTAGCAGGTGCTTATTATGATTTACTTAAAAAACAAGTACAAATGATTAGTAAAACACTAGCAGAAAACTCTCCAACAACTTCTGGGATCATAAACCTATTAAATACTCAAATAGATAGAAATACTATTTTAGATTGGAAAGACGCCTTGATTCCTTATTATGAAAGTATGGCAACAGACTTTGCTTATTTTCAAGTCGATATATTATTGCCGGAAGAATTAAAAGAAAACTTTGTATTTAGTGAAACAGAACAAGAACAAATACTAAGAGCAAGAAGAAGAAAACCAAGACAGGTTATTCTTACTCAGGGATTTTATCCTAAAAGAGCTAGAGGTGTAGCGATCCCTATAAATTCGACTAGATACAATAGAAGCGCTAAGTCTTTTATTGAAAACAGACTAGAAACATTCTTGCCGGATATGAGTATGACTATGAAAAACAACTTAAATAGAGCTTTAAGGAAAAGTTATGATGAAGCTAATAAATTAGGATTAGTTGGTAAAGAAGCTGAAGATTATATAACAAAACAAATCGGGAAAAGTTTAGGTAAAAAGAACTTAGGTCGTGCAATGAATATTGCAAGAACAGAGGGTAGCGCTTTATCTAATTGGAGTACAAATGAAAGTGCTAAAGAAACCGGATTAATACTTGAAAAAGAATGGATAACTAGAAGAGATGGACTAGTTCGAGATAGTCATTTGTTCATGGACCTTGTGAGAGTAAATCAGAATAGTGACTTTACTGTTCAAGGTTACAAAATGAATTATCCAGGGGATAGTAGCCAAGGAGCACCGGCAGGACTAGTATGTAATTGTAGATGTAGCATGATTTTTCATGAAAGTAAGATATAATAGGAGTCAATATGGCAAAGCAATTTAAAGAATTTAAACTTTCAACAACTGATGAAGTTGAGGGAAAAGTAGAGGCAGTTTTTTCTGTGTTCAATGAAGTAGATAGTGACGGAGATGTCGTACTTCCAAATTCTATAAAATCCGGTTACGGAGAAAAAGGAGTCGCAATGGTTTGGGCTCATGACTGGAAAGATGTAGTTGGTAGAGGAGAAATTGTCGATGACGGAAATAAAGCCATATTCAAAGGTCAATTCATTATGGATACTGAAAGAGGCAGAGACGCTTTCAATACAGTAAAAGCTATGGGAGATTTACAACAATGGTCATTTGGCTATGAAGTAGATGATTTTGAAGTTGGAATGTTTCAAAAAGATACTCAAGAGATCGAAGTTAGATATTTAAAGAATGTAAAAGTATGGGAAGTTAGCCCAGTATTAGTAGGGGCCAATCAAAACACCTCTACATTATCAGTTAAAAGTGATGAAGAAGCTAGAGATGACTGTGTAAAAGATACAGACATTAAAGAGATAAAAGAACCAAAAAGATTTAACGAAGAAGTGGACGACTTGCTTATCAAGTTATCTACTGTGTTAAAAAGAGCTAAGGAGCTTACTGCCTTACGCTTAAAAAAAGAAAAACTATTGTCGGATAACTCTACTGAAGTTCTAGAGGAGTTACAGGACACATTACAAGAAGTGTTTCAAGATGTAGACACACTTCTAAGTATTGCAAGTCCTAAACTTGAGGAAGAAGTAGACGACACGACAATTCTATTAGAGACTGAAAGAATCCTATTGGAAACAATGGATCCGGAAGTCTAATAAGGAGATAACAATTATGGCAAATCTTAATGATTTGAAGAAAGAACTTCAAGATCTTAGAGAGTCCACAATGTCGGAATTTTCAACATTAGAATCTACAGGATTCGATGCTGAGAAAAAAGGCGAATGGGACAAGCGTAATGAAAGAATGTCCGAGTTAGTAACTACAATAAAAGAAGCTACTAAAATAGAAACTGAAAAAAAAGAACTTGAAGAAGCAATTGAGGCAGGAAAAGTTGTGGAACCAAAAGGTATCCACTTCGAAAAAGCTGAATCAGAAGCACCTTTAACTCTTGGTGGTCAATTTCTAGAATCAAATGCCTATAAAGCATTTGCTGAAAACGGTCAAAAAAACATTACATCTGAGTTGAAGTTTAATGTTGGCTATAAAGCTGACACAACAACCGGCACAATGCCTCCAAGCGTAATTAGAAGCCCTAGAATACAGGAATCAGCACAAAGAGATCCTTTTGCACTTCCTAACTTAATTGATACGATCACAACAGATCAAACATCATACAAGTACCTAGAGGAAACTACATTTACAAATGCAGGTGGGCCAATCGCTGAAGGTGGAACATACGCAGAAGATACATTAGCATTCACTGAAAGAACTGAAGTAATTAGAAAAATCGGTTCATTCATTCCTATGACTGATGAACTTCTTGCAGATGTACCAGCAGCACAAGGATATATTGATAGCAGATTACAATTCATGGTTAATTCCAACATACAAGACCAAATTTTAGGTGGTTCTGGTGCAGGAAATAACCTTACTGGATTCTTAAATAAGACTGGAATCAATACCTTTAACTATGCAAACTACACTCCGGCAACTGGGCTAAAAAGAATTGGCCAAGTTTTAGAAGCAATCACTGAAATTCAGAAAGATAGCTTTTTAAATCCTGATGCAATTCTTATGCACCCAAGTGACTGGTATCAAGTTATAACTGAAACATCAGCAGTAACAACTAGTGGATCTCATAATCCATTATTCGTTGGTGCAGGAGACTTCGGTTCTAGCGTAGCGGCAACTCTTTGGGGATTGCCTGTTGTACCAACAACACAGTTAAGTGCAGGAACAGCATTGGTTGGTGTATTCGGTGGAGGACAAGCTTGTCATTTAGTCGCAAGACAAGGAATGGAAGTAAGCATGTCAGATTCACACGACGCAAACTTTGTAAAAGATATTGTTGTTATGAAAGCTTCTGTAAGATTAGGACTTCCTATCTACAGAGCAAGTGCTTTCTGTTCAATAACAAACTTCTAAGGAAGATAAAAAAATTACTATGGTATCACTCTCAAGCTACGGTTTGGGAGTGGACCAAGTAGGAAAGGTTAAAATGGCAATTTTAAAGAAAAGTGTATGGATTGATGATGACGGCAAAATAGCTGAGGGCGATTCTATGCCTGCTAAATGGAAAAAAGGTAAGTTATTAGGCGCTAAAGGTCAAGAAGTTTCAGACGCACAAGCCAAAGAATGGGGCATTGGATCTAAAGCCAAAGCACCGGCAGAGAATAAAGGAAAGTAAAAACTTATGTCCATTACTAATGGTTACTGTGCTCTTTCAGAAATTAAGACTTACATTGGCTTAACAGGTAGTGGACAAGACTCTAACTTAGAGAGCGCAATAGAAAGTGCTAGCAGAGAAATAGATCAGTACTGTGATCGAATATTTTATGTTACTTCTAGTGAAAATAGATACTATACTCCTACAAACTTTTTCGAAGTAGAAATAGATGATGTTTCTTCTACAACAGGATTAGTAGTTAAACTAGATACAACTGACGATGGAACACATAATAAAACTCTTACATTAAATACAGACTATATAGTAATGCCTATTAATCGTACAAATAAAGTAGGTCAAAACCAACCTATCACTTCATTAAAGATTTTAGATAGTAGGAGTTCAGAAAGATTTGATCCCAAAGTTATTAATAATATTTTAGTTACTGCAACTTTTGGCTATTCAGCAGTACCAGACGCTATAAAACAAGCTACTTTTTTACAAGCAACAAGATTATTTAAAAGAAAAGATAGCCCATTCTCAACTTATGGAAATCCACAAACAGGTACAGGAGAATTATTTAATCGATTTGATCCGGACGCATTAAAACTTATCAGAGGTTACGCTAAGAAAACTTTGTAATGGCCACAGATAAAAACTTCTCTATTGAAGTATTAGGTGCAAGACAATTAAAAAAAAGATTAGACGCAGAAAACTTACTTAATACTCCATTGAGAAAATATTTTAATGCTACTGGTAAGATTGTAAAAGCAAAAGCTAAAGAAAATACACCGGAGTTTTCTGGAAAACTAAAATCACAAATAAAGTATAAGAAAGTAGCAGATCGTGGAAGATTGCCCGGTGGTGTAAAGGTTTTCGTTAATACACCTTATGCTCCTTTTGTTCATGGAGATATGAATAAAAATTTTAAATATAAGGGCTTATCTTATCCAAAAGACAAAGATAAATTTGACAGAACAAAACCTCATTGGCCACCATTTAAAGCATTAGCAAAATGGGCAGACGCAAAAGGCATACCGGTATTTTTAGTTGCAAAATCAATATCGGAGAAGGGTACTGCAATCGTGCCATTTATAAAAATGGGTTATGAACAAGCAGAAGATCAATTAAAAATAGAATTAGAATTAGCTTCGAAGAGAGTAGAAGCACAATGGAAAAAATCTAGAGGAACACTTAAAAAGTAATTTCTATTTAAATCTAAGATTTGACAAACAAGTTATCCTAGTTATAATTAAATAAAGGGAGTAATTAATGAAATTATTTTTAAAATTAATAATAATAATATTGACGCATAAAAAATATATAAATTGGAATAAATTAAACCAAGATATAGCTTTGTCATTAGCTAAATCTAATTTACTTTTCCACCCAGAAGATGATCCATTTAGAAAATGGATTGGCTTAAAAGATGTTAAAACACTAGTTAGTGATATCGAATAAGTAATTAAATAACCACCTATGATTAATTTTGTAGGTGGTTTTTTTAATGTCTGCTAACATAATTGCATGGCAAGTTTAACAAATATAAGAAATGGAATAGCAACTAATCTAGGAAATATCTCATCTTTATCTGTTTATGGATATGTTCCGGATTCAATAGAACCACCAACGGCTATAGTCGGTGTTGTTGATTCAGTCGAATATGATACATCAATGGCTCGTGGTGCTGATACATACGAGATACCAGTGTTGTTGTATGTTTCAAGAGTAGACGCACAAGATAGTCAAGAAACTTTAGACTCATACTTAGCTTCAAGTGGGGCCAATTCGATCAAAGCACAAATAGAAAGTGATGATACTTTAAATGGTTCTGCAATGTCTTGTAGAGTAGTTGAAGCTTCGAATTATGGAGTCTATACTATAAATAACATAGATTATTTAGGCGTAGAATTTGAGGTAAGCGTAGTAGCATGAAATATTTAGTTAAGACAAGCATATATGTAGATGATAAAGAGATTAAAGCAGGTTCAGTTATTGATGACAATGCAATTCCAAAGAAATCAAAAAAGTGGTTATTAGAACAAAATATAATCGAAAAGTCAGACGGACAAACAAAACCTACTAAGATAGAGGAAGAAGAATAATGCCTTACGGTAGAGGAAAGCCTACAAGTAGAAGAAGAAGACGAAGACGAGGATCGGGAAAAAAATAAATGGCCTTTATACACGGAAAAGACACAGTAGTTTATTTTAATGCATCAGATTATTCAACTTATTTTAGTTCAGTTGATTTAAATGCTACGGCAGATGTTGCAGAAAGTACAACCTTTGGAAATACATCTAAAACATATATTGCAGGAGAGCGTGATGGTACAGTAGGACTTACAGGATTTTTTGACGCAACTGCAGACGCAGTATTTACTTCTGTTTATGGAACATCTTTTAATCTTGTCGTAGGTCATGATGGAATTACAACAGGCAAAAGAGCTTCATTTGGAAAATCTTTAATTACTAATTACGGAGTATCAAGTCCGGTTGGAGATATTGTTGCTAGCAGTTTAGATGTACAAGCAGATGACGGATTACATAATGGTTCTGTTTTAATTAATGGTGCATTTACAGCTACTGCCGTACAGGGATCTGTACAAGATAATACGACTTCAACATCAAATGGTCTTGGGACCTTTTTAATAGCTACATCTGTAAGTGGTACAAGCCCTACTGCTAATGTAAAGATTCAACATTCTGCTGATAACTCTACATGGGTTGACCTAGTTACTTTTACACAAGTAACAGCAGCTTCATCAGAGATCAAAGAAGTAGAAGCCGGAACAACAATTAATCGATACTTACGAGTATATAATACTATTGGTGGTAGCAGTACTCCAACAGTTAATGCTATAGTAGGTATAAGTAGAAATAACTAATAGGAGAAGATAATGGCATTTGTGCATGGTAAAAGTTCAGTATTTAAACTAGATAACTCTGGTGGATCATTAACTGATATATCAGCTTATGTGAACAATGTAGACTTCCCTGAAACTGCCGATGTTGCTGAAACAAGCACTCTGGGATCAAGTAACAAATCCTATATCGTAGGTCTAAAAGACGCTACATTAGGTGTTACTGGATTATGGGACGCTACTGTGGACGCAATCTTTGGTGCTGTTGTAGGACAAACTGCAACTCTTTCATTTGAATATAGCCCAGAGGGAACTGCCTCCGGTAAAGTCAAATACACAGGAGAATGCATTGTCACTAATTATGGGCAAACCTCTCCTGTTGGAGATGTTGTTGCCTATTCAGCAGATATGCAAGTTTCAGGTGCAGTTACTCGTGGTACACACTAAGTAAACTAATCGACTAAACTTATATTAAGTAAAGGAGATTAATTGAAACGATTAAAATTAGAAGATATTAACTCACTTCCTAATGTTCCAACTAAAGAGTTGGAAATTAAAGAATGGGGTGTATCGATCATAATACAAGGTATTAATAAAGCTACTCAAATAGAACTTGGTAGAATTATTGACGGAGATGATACAGACGCATTTGATTATCAAAAAGAATTATTAAAAGCATGTATATTAGAACCTACATTAGCTGATAAAGATGTAGATAACTTATACGAAAAAGATAGTTCAGTTATTGACGCAATCTTTGTAGAAATAAATAATTTAAATGGTGTTGGAGGCTCTGCAAAAGCAGAACAGTTTTGAAACTAATCACGATCTAGCATTTCAGTTTAAACTCGCAAGAGAGTTAGGCATGACAGTTGCAGATCTAACTACTAGAATGAGTTCATTGGAATACAATAATTGGATAGCTTACTATGTATGGGAAAAACAAATGAACGATAGAAATATAGCTTTGGCTGAAGCAGAAGCTAAGAAAATGAAAAGATAATGGCTGGCTCAGATATTGTCTTAAATATTGTCACTCGTGGTGCAAATTTAGCTAAAACACAATTAAACAACTTAGGATCTTCAGGGGCTAAAACAGGAAAGAATTTAGCACAATTAAGCAATATGGCAAAGATAGCCGGACTTGCAGTCGGTGTTGCTTTAGTAAAAGGTATATCTTCAGCAGTAAAAGAATTTGCTGACTTTGAAGATAAGTTAAACCAATCATTAGCAATAATGAAAACTACAACTAAAGAACAACACTTAATGGCCCAAGCAGCTAGAGAAGTTGCTTCTTCAACAAGAATTAGTGCGAATGATAGCGCAGAAGCATTTTTCTTCTTAGCTTCAGCAGGTCTAGACGCAACACAATCCATAGCGGCTTTACCACAAGTTGCAGCTTTTGCTCAAGCAGGTATGTTCGATATGGCAACTGCAACAGATTTAGCAACAGACGCACAATCAGCATTAGGATTAACAGTTTCAGACAGTCAACAAAACCTTAAAAATCTTACAAGAGTTACAGATGTTTTAGTAAAAGGTAATACATTAGCAAACGCTTCAGTTCAACAATTTTCAGAAGCATTAACTACAAAAGCAGGTGCGGCTTTGAAAGTTGTTAATAAAGACATAGAAGAGGGTGTTGCAGTATTAGCTGTTTTCGCAGATCGTGGTGTAAAAGGTGCAGAGGCAGGAGATAAGTTAAACCAAGTTTTGAGGGATATACCAAGAGCAACTGCTAAGAACAAAGAAGAATTTGCAGCTTTAGGATTAGAGATGTTTGACGCACAAGGCAATATGAAAAATGTTGCTGATATAGTAGAACAATTAGACTCTGTTCTTGGTCCTATGTCCGATGAGTTAAAAGCTTCAACACTAGATCAATTAGGATTAAATCGTGGTGTAGCTGACGCAGTTAAGATTCTAAGTGGTTCAACTGAGCAAATAAGACGATATGAGGAAGCGCTTAGAGATAGTGGGGGAATTACTCAAGAAGTAGCAGAGAAGCAAATGCAAAGCCTTATAGGGCAAACAGAGTTATTAAGTAATAATTTTAGTGTATTAAAACAGATGATTGGAGAAGATTTCGAGGGTGCAGCTAAAGGATTAGTTGGTGTTTTAAATAAAATTGTACAAGCAATAATTGATATTAAGGTAGCTCAAAAAGAAGAAGAAGACGGAATTAAAAGGTCTGTTTACGCTTACAGAACAAAAATGGTTATGATCTCTGGAGTATTAGTTCCTATGCAAGAAATGTATAGGTTAAGTTTAGATCTAGAAAAGTCACATGATGATGAGAGGGACGCAGTAGAGGCTTATAATGCTAGCTTAGAAGATCTTAGACCAAGCATTGAAGATATTACACAAGCACAAGAAGACGCAAAAGAAAGTGCTAAAAAACTAAGAGAAGAACAAATCGAAAAAGGCTTATCCGGATTAAAGAACATACAAACTGCTTATCGAAACTTAAATGCAATCTATGAACACCACAACGATTTAAAAGAAGATGAACTTAAAATGGCAGAAAAAGTAAATGCCATTAATACAAAGATGAATGTAACAGAAGATGATTTAGCAAAAGCAAAAGAAAAGGCTTTAAATCTAGCTAGTGATGGTACTGAAAAAACAAATGAAGAAAGATTAGCTATTGCACGACAAGAAAGAACAATAGCAGATTTAATTGACATAGAAGAAAAAGACGAAATACAAAAACTTCAATTAGCAGTAGCAAAAGAAAGATTAATTGAGTTAGAAGAAGAAGCAATTGCACGATCTAGAGAAAGCATACAAGCAGAAGAAGATGTAGTAGAACTAGAAAAAGAACTAATTAAATTAGAAAAAGAAAGAACAGAAGCACAATCAGAATTAACAAAAGCAACTGATGATTATAATAAAGCGACTGCAAAAACACCAGAGAATCTTTTAGATATAGCGATAGCAAAAAGAGAGCTAGATATAGCCATAGCTGATGTAAAAGCAATAGATGGATTTAAAGAGGGAATCGACCAAATGATAAAATTTGCAGGTGGTAAATTTGATGAGTTAGCGGCTCATTTTCAAAACCTTATGAATATGAGTGGATTTAGAGCAGACCAAGTTGCAGGAAATAATAGATCAGAAGTTTTTGGAGATGATCCACTTGGAGATGGTACAGGTTCAAAGATATTCCCTGGGCCAAGTACAGAAGATCCGGCAGTGGTTTCTACACCAACAACTGTTACTCATGCACTACAAAATACTAGAGGTGGAAGTGGACCATTAACTGTTGTAAATATTAACGCAAATGTAAAAGCTTTAGGTGTTAATGGTAAAGAAGAAGTTGAACTTGCAGTAGCAAATGCTTTGAATCAAGCTAAAAGGCGTGGAATCTTAGTAGCAACATGACAGTAGCTTTTGACAGTAATGTTAATTTAACAGTAGAAATTGGCTTTGATAGTGAGCCATTTGACGACTCGCAATCTTTTACTGATGTAAGTGAGTATGTTCGTGGTATAAGTATGCGTAAGGGTAGGTCAAACGAACTAGGACAATTCGTAGCAGGTACTTGTAATTTACTGCTTTCTAATGCTGATAATAGATTTAATCCTACACAAACAGGTGTTTATTATGATGTAGCAAATCAAAGAACAAAAATACAACCTTTAAAAACTGTAAGAATAAGGGCAGTCTATGATTCTGTAACTTACGATTTATTCTATGGATTTTTAGATCAGATTCCTGTAAGTT